GTACTTCCTCGAACAGCACTAGAAGAAGTACTTGCCGCTACAATTCTACTTCCGTTTTCTAATTCGAGTGATCCTTTGTTCCAGTTGAGAACGCCTTGTTGCATCCATTTAGGTAGATGTTCGTAAGCCAATTGCAAACGACCTAATAAATCTCTTGCCGTAGAAGATTTATTGGCCAATATTGCAACATTCACATTATCATTAAACAATACATAATGTAAGAGGTAAGAGACTATGATAGTTGACTTTCCACTTTGTCTAGGTAATTTACATATTGTAAACCTATTATCGTGAAAAGTATCTACCATCTTCCGCTGAAAGTCATACATTTCAAAAGGCACTAAACCTTTATCAATGGTGACAATTTTTAAATAATTTTCTATAAAATATTTAGGACTCTCTAAACACTTCACTACTTCTTGAACTTGTTTTTTTGTAAACCTAGAGGGAGTGTGTGCTTTCTTTAAATTAGGATTACCTAAATATTGATCCGTTGTTGCCATTTAATTTTTTAAGAAATCTTTGAATGATACTTTACCTTCATTCATTTCTTGTCCATAATCCATTTTATTCATTAATACATACATTTTTTCACCTAATAGATTACCAACTTCATAATCTGAGACATAATGAAATCCTGCTAAAACTCTTCCATAACCACATTCATAAGCTGCTTTCATTAATTCTTTTTCTAATTTTGGTACTTTACCAGCAACATATCTTGCGATTATAACTGATTGAGCTGCATGACCACTAGGATATGACCTAGTTTTATTTGTAGCACTTGGTAATGTATTTAAACGAGGAAGAACTTCAACAGGTCTATTACGATTAAAAAAATCTTTGAAGTGTGTTATAATTGGCACAGACTCTTTTATAATTTGTGTAAACTCACCATCATGAAACTCTAAATTATTTTTTTCACAAACTTTTCTTATCGCATAGTAAGGTTCTTGGTCGTGGTCTTGAATAGATTGTACCTGTTCTGGTGTTCTTACTCTAATTATTTTTTCTACCTCATATGCTTCTGCTAAATCACTAACAGGTGGTTTAGGTATTGTTATTACCTCATGAAGTTTTTGTCTAAAAAATATCATTCTTTTTTGCCTTTTAACATTTTTTGTAATTCAGTTGTTGAACCAACAAACAATGCATTAGTAACATTTTTTGGTCCTTTATCTGGCACTTCTTTTACCTTTTTTAACTTTTCTTGTAGATTTAATAAGTCCTGAGAAACTTCACTTACTGTTTTAATTAGTTGTCCTGCAACTTCATAAGCACGAGGATGTTCTCCCTCTTTTGCAAGATTAAGAATACCATCAATCGCTTCATTACCTTTATCTAATAAATTATAAAGATTTTTACGACCAGTTTCAAAATCTATTTCTGGATCTTTATCTTCTGGCACAGTTATCTCTGTGCTTGTTTTTTTAGCAACTTCTAAAGAGTTTTCATAAGGTACTTCCTCAGCAATACCTAGTACTTCATTTAATTTATCATCAATTTTACTCATTTTAAATCCTCTTATGGTTTAGTAGGACCTGACGTTTTATCTGCACCAGTTGTTTCATCATAATCCAAAGTGTCTGTAAAAAATTCTAGTGTAGTCGTGTATGTGTATGTATCATCTTTATCAGCTGATGTTGGGTTTGGCGTAACTGTTACTCTCTCTACTCTTGGTGCATTACTTCCTGTATCAGAATATAAATCAGCTGATACAGTTTTAATTACAGCTGATGTAGAGATTGGACCAAACAAATAAATTTTTGCTGTAAACGATAGTGTATAAATTATTCTTCTACTACTTGTTAATGAACCTGTATAACTATCTTCATAATCTACACTATTTAATACAATTGGTATATCTCTTTTTGTATCCATAGTGCTACTTTCAATCATAGTTACAGTATAGTCAGGCTGAAAGTATGGAAGTATTTGCTCTATTATTTGTAATCCATCATCTGAATTAGCAACATAAACACTTAAACCAAAATTAACATCATAAGGCACAGGCATATATTGACTATTCATTTTAGTAGTATCAGCGTTTGTGGTTACTTTAGTTATCTTTTGATTTTTGTTTAACTTACGACTACCATCATAACTATAACCAGTAACTTCAAAGGACATTCGAGGTAGAGTGATTGCCACTTTTGAGTCATCTCCAGTTAAGTCTTGTTGTGCGTCTAATCTGGCTAAAAACTTTTCTTTTGGTGAATATGATAAAGGTACTTTAATATTTTGTACAGGATTTCCGCTAGAATCCAGTCTCTTAATATTTACATTATTAAATATTGTTCCAAACGCAATAACAGTATTACGAATTTTTTTGTGATAAAAGTGTTCTCCAAACATTAGTAGTCGTCAACCTCACCAAATGGGTTTCTTTCGCTAAAGTCTAATATATCATCACTTGTTGAAGCAGTATTTGTTCCTGCCTGTGTTTCAAATGCCTGACCTTGGTCAGATGGTTGTTGAGTAGCCATTGTAAAGTCCTCATTAATTAAATAATCTATTGCACCGATACTACTTTCTAATACAAAAGAACCTACTTCATTTTCTAAAGTAAATTGGAAAATCATTGTGTCAGTTGATAGACTATCTTCAACACTATCAATTGTAGCAATACCAGTATCAATTCTTTCTGAACTGTATTCAAATCGAGTACAAGATAATTTATAAGTTGGTAAAGCACTTTGTTGATAGAATGGTTGCTCATGTTCAACAAATTGTATTTCAAAAAATGCATTTGTAGTTGGGAAGTAAACTAGGTCACCTTCTTGTGGTCTATCAGCAACTAAATCACTATTATTTTTAATTAGTGTTTCCCATCTTAGTTTAGATAAAGTAAACACAATATCGTCTCTTAATTCTAAACCAAATTTTTTAATAATTTCTTGTTCGCCCATATATCCATCTGTATTATCTACATACATTTCAATGATATAAGAATCATCAAATTGGCTTGCAGGATCCTCACCAAAGATACTATCTTTGTTTACTATCTTTCTTGGTAAGTAATAGACATCTTGGCCGTATATCTTCAGTTGCTCTATAATTAAATCTTCGTATAGTCTTTGCTCTGAAGTAGTGCCTGTGTCAAAATAGACATTTGTTGGCATTTATTTATCCTTGTTGCATATGAGGAGGCTCTTCATAATTTAATCTTATCTCATCTTCTAATTGTCGTTGCTCTTGAAGTGCCGTAGAAAACAATTCAGGTCCATTTAATGTTACTCCTCCTAACATCGCTGTGCCTGAAAATTTTGAAAGATTTTGTCCCCATTGTTTTTTAATGAGTGCTGTTGTATATCTTTTTAAGTAAATATCATCATAGATATCTGTATAGGTATCTGGATCTAATTTACGGAAAACTTCTATAATTAAATATTCACCTGCTGTTATATCTGTTCCCCAATCCATATCAATGAATAATCTGTTTGATAGATGATTAAATCTCATTGGTTTTTCACCCACTAAAATGTGGTCAAGAAAATCTAAGTGTCTCATTGTCATTTCATAATGTACAATACTTGTAGATGAAAAATCGTATAAATCGTTTAGTCTTAATTGATATCTAACATCAAACATATTTAAGTTTGCTCTGTCAGATAAAGGAAATACATTGACAACAGAAATTACAGCTGAAGGAACAACAAGAAAATTATCTGCTCTTTCATAAGTAGTCGTAACAGAATTATCTGTAACTGACTCTGAAGCATTAGTTGTCATTCTTGTAATATCAGCAGCAGTTACTTTATACTTTAAATACATTCTTTCAACACCATCAACATGATATTGAGCAAAATATTGAACTGCCTCGTCTATTCTATCATCTACTTGGTCATCATCAACATTTATATCAATTACAGGTTTACCTAATGCTCTTAAACAATATTCTTTTAATGTTGCTTTTGTACTTGGAACTGCCATATTTTATTCTTCCTTTTTAACTATTTATAACTATCCTAATGCGACAGCCTGTGCAATTGCGAATCCTTTAGTTGAACCAGTTGTTGTGGTTAATATTGTGTTATCTACATTGATTGTTACAATAGTGCCACTAGTGGTTACAGTAGAAACGCCTGTGCCTCCTCTAATTGTTAATCTATCTTCATTTGTCAAATTTATTGACCCACTACCCTCATCATCTGCTGTAAAAAGAAACGGTGCAGTTGAAACACCTGATATTTGTCCATCAACATATGCTTTAATAGATTGCTGAGACGCAATCGCTGTAGCACTATTAGAAGCCATATTATCTTCATCAACAAAACTTTTACCGTCTAAAATATTTAATTCGGCTGCAGTCGAAGTTACTGCCGTGCCATTGATAGATAAAGCGTCTGTTTCTAAAGTGCCATCAATATCAGCATTACCTGATATATCTAAAGTTGCAGCGTCTAATTCTCCAGTTAGTGTTATATTTCTAAAACCTGTAATATCTTTACTAGAGTCAACAATAACTGCTTTACTAGCAGTGATTGTACCTGCCGTAACACCATCTAATTGTGCAATTTCAGTACCAGAAATTTCAGCGTCACCTACAATAAGTGTGCCGCCAGATAAAAACAGTTTACGCCAAGGTCTAGCTGCAGAACCTAAGTCAAAAGTTGATCCTGTTGTCGGCATTAAGTCTGCTGATATTTTATTTGTATCTAAACCACCACCAGTAAATGACATTTGTTTAGCAACAATATCTTTAAAACTCAAAAATTCTGTTTTAAGTTTTTCTAAAGAATCAATAGACTTTAAATTTTCAATTTTATCTTTATCTGCTTCTGTGGCAACTTGCATTTCAGAAAGTTGTTTTGAAACTTGACCAATAATATCCTCATTATATTCCTCTACCTCTTTTGGTAAAAGATATTCCATAATAGAAGCTGCTGATTTTTGCTCTGCTTCTTTTATCTCATTTGGTTCT